TACATCAAATGCTATCCGTTCAATCTCTTGCAATGTATTAGCAGGTTTCGCTCTTGTTTCTTACAAGAATGGTTCAACTTATACATACACCAACGTTTCTAAGCGTGCAATGTTGAACCTCTATTTCAACCGTAACATGAGTTTAGGCTTCTGGGTTAATGATAACCTTAAAGAGAATGCTCGTGTTAGTTATGAGCGAGCATATCGTTTTGTTTATAACCAAACCTTTGCTTGAGTCTAACTCTCCACTCAGGTATAGAGTGCTTCGTTAGCACTCAGCCAACTAACTGATTCTTACACTTAAGACTTACGAGTCTTTCCTGTAGGATTCTCCTACGTTCTTTATAACTAAACACATGTTTTTCACTCCTTCTACTATCACTTCCTCTGCTGTATCTGACATCAAAGTGTCACCTATCAACAATCAAGTTGTGGTTAAGTACACCAATGACTCTAAGTCATACCTTTACAACAACGTAGACTTCGATGCATTGCTTGACTTTGTCTGCGGTGAGTTTGAGTCAATCGGCAAGTTTGTCAATGCATACTGCAAGGGCAACATGGTTACTGTTATCAACTGAATCGATACGACAATGACTATTACTGAGCGCAACTACAAACAAAACAAACTGCGTGAGCAAATGTATTATCACAGCCAACAGGCTGATTCATGTCGAGAGGAGATATTACGTCTCACTCGTGAATACAAAGAACAAAACCTAAACCTACACAAGGAGATGTTTAATGCCAACTAACAAAAGAGTAATAGATGAATGGGCAAAAGAATTACTACCTTTCTGTTCATTAGAGGTAGAACGTGAAGTATTAACTAAGGGACCAAGTTCTTGGATTACTGCAATGCTCTATCAAACACTAAAGAAACGCCACGAAAAGATATGTGGCATATCAACAAATCACTATGAACTACATGAAGCACCAGAATCTGCGAGAGAACATATGTCCTGCAGAATTGTCTGAACCATTTGATTGGTTCGGAATCCCATCCTTTATCAAAAAACTATTCTATGCCAACTGAAACCACAATCATCCTCGCTGTTATTGGTATGGTTGGATTATTTGCTACAGCAACAGTATATCAACGAGCAAACCGTATTACCTCTAGATACTATGACACCAAAAGCCGGTTTTCAAACCGTTTGGGTACAAACTCAACTCAAGAGATTGAAGGCCAAAGCTGAAGCTTTAAAGGCCCAATTCATCAAACCAAATGAGATTATCTGAATCCCTCTAAGTAATACTTAGGGGGTTTTTAATGCCTGCCTGTTTCGATACGACACAGGGCAAGGACGCACCTGAGGGTTCGCCCGAAGGTTCACCTAGTCGATGCCTACTCCTAAAACCGACTTAAAACCCTACGCCTGACAACACATTGGGGTGGAGAGTTGCTGAAACAACTCCCCGATGTGATGACTTTACCATCACTTGTCCAGTATAACATGCCTAGAAGACTGGATTCCAACCAGTTTTCACAACATACGTTCTTCTAATAGAACAAATTCTCTTCATCGATGCGTTCTTAATGACTTGATGGAGGCAATGCCACAACTTCAAGACTATGACATTGCATATGAGTATGAGGTTCCCGATTGTTATGGCGGGGCATTCAAACTAGACATTGCATTATTAAAAGATGGAGTTGTCAAAGTTGCGCTTCTAGTCAAAGCAATCAACAGTAACTTTGGCAAGAATCTAAATAACTATCTCAACACCACAACAGGTGAAGCAATGAGATGTGGACTATCACCTATCAACATCCCTGAAATTATCTTTTTAACTGTTTCGCCAAGAGTTGCACCAAGATTCAAAGCTAATGGAGATGTTGATGGTTTCGATGAAGTGCAAAGAATCAAATCAAGCAGAACTCATTCTGAAGTGTTTGGTTTGTTGAAGTCATTTGTTTGGGCTCTTGATTTCTTCTACGACATTGACAACGTTAGATCTTTAACGCATAAAGATCAATTTCAAAACATTACTATCTCTGATTTACAAACAATATGATATTACAAGGGAACAACATTGAACTGCTACGGACTCTCCCTGAAAATAGTGTAGATTCCGTTACGACTGACCCACCTTATGGTTTATCTTTTATGGGTAAAGCATGGGACTATGATGTACCAACTGTTGAACTTTGGAAAGAAGTTTTCAGGGTATTGAAGCCTGGTGGGCATCTCTTATCCTTCTCATCTGCAAGGACTTATCATCGAATGGTAGTCAATGTAGAAGATGCAGGATTTGAGATTAGAGATCAAATCATGTGGGTTTATGGTTCTGGGTTCCCAAAGAGTCACAATGTAGGTAAAGCTCTCAACAAGAAAGCTCACTATGAATTACACACAGAGTGGGATGGTTGGGGTACAGCACTCAAGCCGAGTCATGAGCCTATTGTTATGGCACGTAAGCCGTTCAAAGGGACTGTTGTTGATAACGTCCTAGAACATAGGACAGGTGGGATTAACATCAAAGGTTCACAAGTTGGTGAACGTTATCCAGCTAACTTCATCCACGATGGTAGTGATGAGGTAGTGAGTCAGTTTCCATACACTAAGTCTGGAAAGATGGGGCCACAACATACTCGCCACACTGATGGTTCTCCTGATGGCAGATGTTATGGAAAATTCGATGTTAATCATCCACTAAACGAAACCATTGGTGATGAAGGTTCCGCTTCACGTTTCTTTTATTGCGCAAAAGCAAACAAGAAGGAACGCGATGTTGGATGTGACGGATTGAAAGATAAGGAATGGTCTCATGAAGGTGCTGCTATTCCTGAACGAGCAAACCGACCATTCATTCCTAGCAAAAACAATCATCCAACAGTTAAACCGTTACGACTGATGGAGTATTTAGTCAAGCTAATCACACCACCTGGTGGAACTACTCTTGATCCATTTATGGGTTCTGGTTCTACTGGGATGGCAGCAGTTGGTCTTGGTTTCAACTTCATTGGCATGGAGCTAGATGAAGAGTATTGCAACATCGCAAGGCTACGAATCGAACACTCTCAACTAACACTCAATCGATCATGATTAAACAATTTGAGGTAACACTTAGTACAGGGACGTGGTTTCTACTTGCACGTACCTCCATGGATGCAGCCTATGCAGCCTTAGAACTATCGATAGAACGCAACAGTAAACTAATCAACGTGAGATTAAATGATGAGTGGTAAGAAAAAGTATTTTCCTAATAATGTACGACGCATTCAATCTGCACCATCTGAATACTTCGAACCTATTGAGTTCGATGAGATGATTGAGTGGAGAGTATGTAGTTGGGAACTTCCCGATACGATTGCTGCTGTTATACGTTGTGAAAACACTAAGACTGGCAAGGTAACTGAACACACCTATCAGCAATATAAGAGTGCTCAAAACAAGATAGAGAAACTAATCTCTGATCCTAATAACACATTAACTATCGCTACTCAAAATGCAATTGGCCAAACATCTTATGAACTCCATTCACTACTCGAGGACTGAAACCATGGATGAAATTGATTACGCCTTCTACCTTGCCTATGGTATGACACCAGAAGATGAGGAACTTGAATCACTGCTTGATGTAGAAATGTACAATATGATGGACGTCACTGATGTTGCATCACTTGAAGCGCGTGACAGCTCTGTTCTCCTTGGAGACACATCGGAAGCTAAAGCTACACGCCTTGAATTCTAACCGCACCCTCATCGAGATAATAGATGAGGCAGCACGGGATTGGCTAGAGAAGCATGGTCCCGATAGTGCAAACTTTTAGGTGATAACCATTCTCATGTAAAAATGTAGCTCATCATAAGTTCATGGACATATTTCTTTCCTTTGAACCTACCCGATACGACATCTGGGTTGAACGGTTTACATTGAACATCCACTGTGGTATAGTGATTCTAGAGATCTCTATCCCCAATCGACTACGACCCTCTAAAACGTCTTCTCACCAACGATCAGGCTTACCGCTTGATGTTGGTCAACGAAAAGTTTAGGGAGTTCGATAGGGAAGTTCCAGGTCAAGTAGTGGGTATGTTCCTTTACATAGCCTCTCATAATCCTTGCCATAAAATGGCTATAGAGGAGGACTTGGAGTTCACTACTGCTTCTGCCTCTAGGAACCTGCAGTGGTTAACCAGCAAAAAACGCAATGGTAAACCAGGAATGGGCCTAGTGGAGACGACTGTAGAAACTGATGGATCTCGCCGTCTACTTTGCCGACTTTCAACAAAAGGCAAAGTATTCATTGACCAAATACTTTCAATCTTAAATGACTGAAATCACTACCTGGAAACAGGGCATGGACTACACATTCAACACACGTTATTCATGGAAACATGGAGGAGGTAGAAACACCGCACTCATCAACTGCAACCACTTCACCAAGTTTGCTGGAGATGATTATCCCTTAGTGGATATTACAAGGAAGTACCTTAAGTTCTATCAGCAGGCATGTGAGGATAGAAAGATGCCTGGTTCTACTATCAATCGGAGGATTGCACCAGTAACCACAGTATTAGCTCACCTCTACGATGAGGAAGAGATTGAGTTTGCACCACCTAAGGTCAAACAATACAAAGAAGCACAAGGACGCCCTTGGTTCTTTACTAGGGATGAAGTTGATGCGTTATGTAGTACTACCAGACCTGCATTATCTGAGTTAATCAGGTTCGCTGTTTGTACTGGTGGACGCATGACTGAATGCTTAACCATCAAGGCTAAGGACATTGATTTACAACAGAACAAGTTGTACTTTGGAGGTAGGCCAGGATTCAACACCAAGAATGGTGATTGGAGAGCTATACCTATCGCTGATCCCATCCGTAACATCTTAGAGAAGCGTGTCATTGGAACACACCCAGACTGTGCAATCTTTGGTGATGAATGGACTGATGGTAAGCAGGTGCTTTGGCACTTCAAGAAAGCCACTAAACGAATTGGCAAGGAGCCACACTATGTATTCCATTCGTTACGACATAGCTTTGCAACCTGGAGTGTAGAAGCAGGAGTACCACTAAGAGTGCTTATGGACCTTGGTGGCTGGAAGCTTTACAAGACCGTCTTGCGCTATGCCAAGGCGACAGATAAGGCAAGGGATGAGGCGCTATCTAGTGTTTTTAGCTAGATGGGGCATCGTTTCCTCACTATCTAATTAATTGTACTGGACTTAAGTGTTACTTAGGTCCTTTTTTAATGCTCACTTATTGGAGGTAATAGCCTATGGCCACACCAGCTCAGATTGAAGAGCAAGTCCAATTGGAGAGAGATCAAATCGCTCAAGGTCTCAAGCGGTTACGTGATAATACCAGGAAGCTAGAAGATAAAGAGTATGCATCAGCTGCTATTTATGGTGTTGCTGCGATAGATACACTGCTACCACTGGTATGTCGGCGAATTGAAGAAACCGTTGAGTATAAAATTAAAAGAGGTAAAACAGGTGTAGCATTCAAAGAGATCATGGTGTATCTCAAGGATGTTGAACCTTTAGCCGCGGCCGCTATTGCTTGTAAAATAACTGTAGACAAAGTGTTCTCAGTTAAGGAAGGCAGCGACAAGCTCACCAAGGTATGCGAAAGCATCGGACAAGCGGTAGAACAAGAGTGTCAGATGAGACACTACGAAAGAGAGGCACCTGGACTCCTACATATCCTTTGTGAAAACTATTGGCACAGATCAATTGGTACTCAACAAAAGATCACAGTGATTCAAACACTAATGAATCGATACGACGTGAAACGTTGGGATGCTTGGGGAGCTGCTAATAGAATTAAACTAGGTGCTTGGTTGCTAGATTGTGTCATCGGAGCTAGCGGATGGTTCACTAAAGAATTACGTAGAGAAGGTAGAAAAACCAATAACTATATTGTTCCAACGGCAGAGTTCTTAGAGATTAAGGACGAAGTCATGAGTAATGCAGAGTTATTCTCTCCAATTGCATGGCCTATGACTATTGAACCTAATGACTGGGAACCACATAGGCAAGGAGGTTACCTACTCAATGAGGTAATGAGAGGCCATGAAATGGTCCGTAGGGGAGATACCGGCCCATTACAGGATGAGAAGATTTACAAGTTTCTGAACAAGATTCAGAAGGTTGCTTACACCCTGAACCCCTTTATTGTTGAAGTCTCGGAAGAGCTTGAACGTAGAGGCTATCACGTTGGTAAATTTCTACCAATACATCACCACGAACTCCCTGTTAAACCACCTGATATTGCAACCAATGAGTTAGCAAGGAAGGACTACAGGAGACGGACTGCTGAAGCAATGAATAAAAATGCTCAGGAGTTTAAGAGGTCATGTAGAACAAGAATGACCATGGAAGCAGTACAGAGATTCAAGAATAGGGAACGATTCTTCTTACCCTGGTCTCTGGACTACCGTGGTCGTGCTTATCCAATACCTGCTTTTCTTACTCCACAGTGTACCGATTGGGGTAAGAGCTTACTTAGGTTTGCTGATGCGTCATTTATGACACCAGAAGCAGAAGGATGGTTAGCCTTCCAAGTTGCCACATGTGGTGGACAGGATAAAGCTTCAATGAAGGAAAGACAAGATTGGGTCATAGATAACCTAGACCTAATTGAACGAGTAGCAACAGATCCTATTGGTAACTTACATGACTGGGAAAACATTGATGAACCATTCCAATTCCTCGCTGCATGTGAGGAATATTATCATTGTGTTGTTATCTGCGACCGTCAGTACACTAGTCTTTGTGTTGCCACCGATGCCACGTGCAGTGGTCTACAAGTGCTCGCAGGACTCGCCAGGGACGCCTCAACAGCCACACTTGTTAATGTCTTACCTAGTGAAGAACCACAAGATGCCTACAAAGTAGTAGCTGAGACTGCTAAACCTTATTGTCCTGCTTCGATACGGCCTTACCTAGATAGAAAGGTGGTCAAACGCGTTGTCATGACAGTGCCATATAACGCCAAACCCTACTCGAATAGGGGCTATATCAGAGATGCACTAAAAGAAAAAAATATAGAGATAACAAAGGATGACCTTACAGCTACTGTCAGGGCTGTTAGAGATGCCATGGACGTTGTTGTTCCTGGTCCTATGGCAGTAATGACATGGATAGAACAAGAGGTAGCTAAGTGCATCAAACGGGGAGACAAAGAGATCCAATGGGTAACACCATCTGGCTTTGTTGTCACTCAGAAACTGATGAAGCAACTCACACAAGTCTGCGATCTAAAGATCCTTGGCCGATGTGAGGTAAAGATAGCTACTGGTGATGGTAACAAGGTGGACATTAACCACCATAAGAACGCCACTGCACCTAACCTAATCCATAGCCTGGACGCATCCATATTACATTTAACCGCTTTAGAGTTCAATCAACCGATCTCTCTAATACACGACTCGGTGTTATGCCGAGCGACTGATATGTCCTTACTCTCCACTAAGGTACGTGAGACATACATGCACATCTTTGCAGACCAGGACTACTTAACGTCTTGGGCTGAACAAATTGGTGCCGAAGAGCAACCACCGATTATCGGAGACCTTGAACCCTCCGAAGTAATCGAATCAACCTACTTTTTCTGTTAATGCCTAAGAACGTATTTAAAACCGATGAGCCTGTTGTCCTTGAGGGATACCAAGCAATTCTGAAACCATCTAAATTTGGCTACTCCCTTGCTACTCAAATTGGTGAAGAACTAATTGAGAAACTAGAAGCTGACCGCGCTGAACTTGTTAAGTGGTGCGAGTCTAAATTGAAGAATCCTAAGCGTTCAGTTGCTAAACCTGAGCCTTGGGAAGAAGTTACTGATGGTGTCTACAAGATCAAGTTCTCTTGGAATGAAGAGAATAAGCCACCAATTGTAGATACTGAAGGTACTGTCATTACTGATGAACGTACACCTATCTACTCAGGTAGTAAGGTGAAGGTAGCTTTCTATCAGAAGCCTTACATCCTGAAGGATGGTGTCACCTATGGTACATCACTTAAATGTCTTGGTGTACAAGTAGTCAGCCTTAATGGCGGTGAGGCAGGTGTAGATAGCGGTGACATGGACGCTGCAGACGTTGCAGCTCTATTTGGGTCCACTAAGGGCTACAAAGCCTCTGAGCCGAACGTAGAGGCCACTGGTGATGGTGAACCACTAGAAGACTTCTAATGGCTTATCGATCCAAACTCGAAGAGAAGGTAGCAGCTCTCTTTGATGAGTTGGGTGTTATTTATGAATATGAGAGCACAAAGATTCCTTATGTTATTCAACACAATTATACCCCTGACTTTCATTTAATCAATGGTATTTACTTAGAGACTAAGGGCTATTGGGATTCAGATGATAGACGCAAGATCAAGGCTGTGAAAACCTTACATCCTGATATTGATCTACGCATGGTATTTCAAAACCCCTTTAACACTATTAGTAAACGCTCTAAGACTACATATGCAATGTACTGCGACAAGTTATCCATACCATGGACCAGTTACACCAACATTCCAATCGACTGGCTGACGTAGAAAGCGAGTTTGATAGACATACTCATTGTACTGAATGTGGTTCATCTGATGGCAATAGCCTTTATACAGATGGCCACACTTTTTGTTTTGTTTGTCATGCCTGGAAACCAGGAGAACATTCCGATACGACATTTACCTTGAACAAAGTAACCATGAAAGGTGAGGCAGTCCGCCTACCTAAACGTGGCTTGTATGAGGAGACCTGTCAGAAGTACAAGATATACCGAGATGGGAACATCTTACGGTTCTATTACTTCTCTCCTGACGGGATCCTTAAGGGAGCCAAATGTAAAACACCAAACAAAGTATTCACTTATGAAGGAGAATCAGATGGCACGTTCTATGGGCAACATCTCTTCCCCTCCAACGGAAAGCGAGTTGTTATTACTGAGGGCGAACTGGATGCAGCGAGCTGTTATCAAGCCATGCCTGGCTGGCCAGTGGTTTCACTGCCGTCCGGGTGTGCGAGTGCCAAGAAAGCGATGCAGCGAAATCTTCAATGGCTACAGGGCTATGAAGAGATTGTCCTGTTCTTCGACAATGACGAGCCAGGCCGTCAAGCGACGGAGGAAGCGGCTTCAGTCTTGCCGCCAGGACGGGTAAAGATTGCCCACATACAGAATGACTACAAAGATGCCAGTGATGCACTAAGTGCTAAAGACACTGATGCAATTAGTAGAGCTGTATGGGATGCAAGAGCATACCGACCTGATGGAATCATTGATGCCAAAACATTACTAGATCTTGTAACTACACCTAATCCACCTTGTGTTCATGAGTACAAATTCAAAGGCCTTCAAGATAAATTGCACGGGATCAGGTATGGAGAACTTATCTCGGTGTGTGCAGGAACTGGAGCCGGAAAGTCTAGTTTCTGTAGGGACCTTGCTGTTGACCTTCTCCAGGAAGGACACCCAGTCGGTTACGTGGCACTTGAGGAGTCAAACAGGCGAACAGCATTAGGACTTATGTCTGCAGCTGTTGGAAAAAGTCTTCACTTAGGAGAACCAACACATGACGAACTTACAAAAGCGTTTGATTCCAGTATTAATAACTGGAAGCTTTATCTTTTTGATGGCTTCGGTTCTTTTGATCCTGATATCATTTATAACCGGATCGAATACTTAGCTACAGGACTTGAATGTAAATTCATCTTCCTTGATCACCTCTCAATCCTTATTAGTGGATTGGATGGAGATGAACGACGCACAATTGATATCACCATGACCCGCTTGAGGTCATTAGTAGAACGCACAGGAATAACGCTCTTCCTGGTATCACATCTTAAAAGACCAACTGGAGAACATTCCCATGAAGAGGGAGGAAGAGTCACGCTTGGACAACTCAGAGGCAGCGCAAGCATTAGCCAATTATCTGACACTTGCCTTGCACTCGAACGAGATCAACAGGCCGACAATGGTGACAATTCAACAACTCTGCGAGTCCTTAAGCAGAGATATAGCGGCGAGACTGGCGTTGCCTGCACTTTGAAATACGACCTAGAAACCTGCTCATTTACTGAACATGAAGCTACAAAAGAATTCGATGCCACAACAGATTTCTAAATGGTGTTATGACACCCCTATTACATTAAACAAACCTAACCCACCTACTGCTGAAGCTATTCAACGTGCTCAGTTTGTAGATAAAACCTATACCTGGACTGGACGCTGATGTTGTTATTTGATTTAGAGACTGATGGTTTCTTAACTCAATGCACAAAGATACATTGTCTATCAATCTATGACACAGAGGAGGAAAAACTAACTACTTACAATGATGAAGGAGATCAAGAACCAATTGTTCGTGGTATTACCTACTTAGATTCAGCTGATCAAATCAGTGGTCATAACATCATTGGTTTTGATATGCCTGTAATTCGTAAGTTCTACCCTTGGTTTACCAGAACTGAAGGGGTTGTAGACACCCTGCTCTTATCACGTCTCTATCATCCAAATATGTTAGAGGTTGACAAGAAGCATAAGTGGCGAGGAATGCCACTACAACTTTATGGACGACATTCACTTGAAAGCTACGGCTACAGGTTAGGTGAATACAAAGGTTGTTTCGGCAAGACAACTGACTGGAAGAAATGGTCACAAGACATGCAGGACTACTGCGAATTAGACGTAAAAGTAACAACTAAATTATGGGAACATCTTCAAAAGAAGATGGGGCAAGACGGAAAAGAGAGCACAAAAAAAGGTTAAGAGACGCAGTTAGCGCAATCAAGATGGCTCTTGGTTGTGAGATTTGTGGATATAACGAACACCCTGCTGCACTTCAATTCGATCATATTGACCCATCAAAAAAAGAATTTAACATTGGCGAAGCTGTATCTAACACACACGGCTGGCCCCGAATACAAGCAGAGATTGAAAAGTGTCGAGTCCTCTGCGCTAATTGCCACAGCATACATTCCTATGACAATCTTACCCGAGTGGGTACAACTTGAACACCAAGTAGCACAACTATTACAAAAGCAGGAAGAACATGGATGGTTTTTTAATGAGCGAGCTGCATTCGAGCTTGCACAAACTCTCAGAAAAGAACTTCAAGAAACTCGTGAACTACTTTGCGACAGGCATCCTTACGTTGCCGGATCAGTATTTACTCCTAAACGACCTAATCGGACCAGCGGCTATGTCAAAGACGCTCCGTTTACCCGTCTAAAAGACTTTAACCCTACATCGAGAGATCATATCGCATGGATACTTCAAACACATTATGGCTGGACTCCTACATCGCTGACTGTATCCGGGAAGGTGGTTATCGACGAGGTGGTACTAAAAGATCTGGACATACCCTTCGCGCAGATGTGCTTGAGGATGTTGGATTTAACGAAGATACTGGGGATGATATCCGAAGGCGTGAACGCATGGCTAAAGCTATGTACGACCTCTAGTCGCATACATCATCATTGTTCAACTACCACTGCTACTTTTAGATGTAGCCATCGTAATCCCAACCTAGCTCAAGTACCTAGTGAGGGTAGATGTCGAGAGTTATTCACTGCTAGTCCTGGACAGGTCATGGTAGCGGCTGACTTAAGTGGCATCGAGCTGAGAATGCTCTCACATTATTTATCACGATACGATTCTAACCGTTATGCAGACATCCTGCTGAACGGAGATATACATCAAGTCAATGCTGACAAGATTGGTGTCTCAAGATCTCAGGTCAAAACAATCACCTATGCATTCCTGTACGGAGCTGGTGATGCAAAACTAGGGTACTCTTATGACAAACAGCTTTCCGAGAACAAGGCAAAGACGAAGGGTAAAGAACTTCGTGAAGCGTACATCTCGGCTATTCCAGGCCTCAAGGAGCTTCTTTCGGCAGTTAAAGAGAAGGCTAAAGAAGGTTATCTAAAATCTATTGATGGCAGGAAGGTATATCTTACCTCTCCTCATTGTGCCCTCAACTATTTACTCCAGTCATCCTCCGCTGTTCTGGCGAAGAGATGGATGGTTATCAACAATACAAACATTAAGCAGCTGGGACTTTGTTGTTCACAGCTTGCATTCATTCATGACGAAATACAATTTGAAGTCACCCCTGAACACGCCGAGGACTTGGGTACATCCCTGGTACTTAGCGCAACAGAGGCTGGCGAATACTATCGAATCCGCTGCCCAATTGGTGCAGAAGCAAAACAAGGAAATAACTGGAGCCAGACACACTGATGAAGCTCCTAATTGATGCCGACTATATCGTTTATAAGTGCTGTGCTAGTTGCGAAACAGAGATTGACTTTGGAGATGACGTAATTGTTGTCACCAGTCAATTCAGTGAAGCAATGAAGTGCGTAGAGCGCGACCTTAAACGTATCCGAGATAACTTCTTTGACAGTGAAGAGATGATCCTCTTCTTTAGTGACTCCAAGAATTTCCGCAAAGAAATTTGTCCCGATTATAAAGGACATCGAAATCGTAAGAAGCCATGTGGCTACAAACGTGTCATAAACGAACTAGGCAATCGCTATGAAGTTATCAAGTTACCAACTCTTGAGGCGGACGATGCTATGGGCATTTACGCTACAGATTATCCTGGTAATGTCATATGTAGTCCTGACAAGGACATGAAACAAATCCCAGGAATGGTTTACAACATGGATGAGACCATCGTTGTAACACCAGAAGAGGGGATGCGATGGCATTACATCCAAGCACTAGCTGGTGATCAGACAGATGGATACAGCGGAGTACCTGGTATTGGAATCAAACGAGCAGTAGCTTTGTTTGAAGAACACGGATACAACTGGAAAACTATTGTTGGTGCCTTTGCTGAGAAAGATCTTGGTGAGGATGTAGCACTAATGAATGCACGCCTTGCAAAGATCTTAACCAATGAAGAGTATGACAACACAGCAAAACAACCAATCCTTTGGGATCCCACCAATGCCTATCACGGAATTGACGATGGAACAGGAGTTCAAGTTAAGAAGGCTTGACGACCTGCTACCTAAGGCGGACAAAAAAGACATCATCACACTATTCATGGCACTGCAAGAGCAGTGTTATGTCTTAGGCAACAACGTATCCCAACTAGTAAAACAATGGCCTTCTCACCCGAGCATTACGGAAACAACTGGAAAGTAGGAGACTTCATAGTTGAACAGAACCTTAGTTTCTTTCAAGCTAATGCAGTCAAGTACATCTGCCGTTGTGAATTCAAAGGCGACAAAGTAAACGACCTAACCAAAGCAATCCACTACCTACAACATGAACTTGAACAAACAATATATGAATCAGAGCTTACTGGACCAAGCAACGGAATTCCGAACAGCTTACAATTTAGTTGCGACTGGGAAGAGTGGACGACTGATCCAGAAATGTTTGATCGATGAGGAGTGGAGTGAATTCCACGAGGCTTATCACCACGAACCAGAAGAGAATCAACTCAACGAACTAGCTGACTTAGTTTATGTATGCTTTCAGTATGCAGCATCCCAGGATTGGGACCTAGACGAAGCTATGAGACGTGTTCACAGAGCGAACATGTCGAAGCTAGGGGAAGACGGTAAGCCTATCTACAGAGGCGATGGAAAGGTTCTGAAGGGACCCAACTTTAAGAAAGCAGAATTCAAAGACTTAATTTAAAATGACTAATCTAATCTCACGCACAGGGCGTGTTCAATCCTGGATGGATGACCCTACAGGGCGTCTACCAGTATCCTGCACAGTATTTAAGGTCTCCAATGAAATGGAAGGCCCTGAAGGCATTGAAGCCAGCTGGAAGTTCGCGTCTCATGCTTTGAGATATGGAGCAGGTTGTGCTATTCACCTATCTGATCTTGACCCTAAGGGTTATGTCAGAGAGTCAGGTGTTGTTGCATCTGGCCCTGTCAGCTTCGGTAAAATATATAGCACACTAAATGAAATCCTCCGACGTGGCGGGATTTACAAGAATGGAGCTATTGTGCTGCATCTTGATTTATCCCATCCTGATTCACTTGAGTTTGTTACTGCTAACAGATCCGAACTACCTTGGGTCAAACGATGCATCAACATCACCGAAGAGTGGTGGGAGAATTGTTCGTTTAAGGAACAGATCTTACACTCTATTAAATCAGGCGATGTCTGGTTAAACAAAGTACGATACGACAATGATGGAAACAGAATATACGGTAACGTCTGCCTTGAGGTTTATTTGCCCTCACGAGGAACTTGCCTCTTACAACATGTCAATCTCGGTGCCTGTGAATTCGACACTATCCCCCGTGCTTTTGTTGAAGGCATGTCCGAGTTGTGCAAGCTCCATAGCCAAACAGGTGTTGGAGAATCTGGTGAATACCTCTCGTCTGATATCGATAGACAAGTTGGACTTGGAATGTTGGGATTGGCAAATCTCCTCATGCGATATGGAGTTACCTATCGTGACTTTGGAGTTGCTTTAGATCAATACATTGATGGGGAGATCATTCAATGTCCTAGCTTTGCACTGGTAGAACAGTTTGCTTCAGGTATTGAACAAGCTGCTGCTATTGCACGTGTACATAATATGAGTAGAGCATTTGCTATTGCTCCTACTGCATCTTGTAGTTATCGCTCACAAGATGTTGATGGCTTTACTTGTACACCAGAAATTGCACCACCTATCTCCCGTACTGTTGATCGAGACAGCGGGGCATTTGGAGTACAGACATATAATTATGGTGACGTAGAAGTTGCCTCAGAAGTTGGTTGGTTGGACTATACACGTGTTGCCGATGGCATCATGACCCTACTTCAACAAACTGGCCTATCTCACGGCTACTCTTACAACTCGTGGTCTGACGTTGTTACTTACGACGATCAGTTCATCAAGACTTGGCTGCTAGGACCACAAACTAGCCTCTATTACAGTCTGCAAGTTATGGGTGACACTCAGGATAAGAGTAACGCTTACGCGGCTCTTGACGAAGGTGACGTGGACGACTATTTAGCTTCATTATTTAACGAATCAAACCTCGAACCACTTACCTGTGACTGTCAAGAATGAACCCGTATCAGAAACTACTATCAAGAAAAAGAAAATGGACACCAGTCCAGACCACTGCCGGTACAGTCAGGGATGGAAGCCAGGAGACCCTGCACCGTGTAATTGCGCTACGACATATGGAACTACCTGTGGGAGATTTTATAACTGATGCTCTTGCCAATGACGTACCAGAATTGGCGCGGGAGTTGTTACTTTCCAATGTCAAAGATGAGGAGAGACACGATTTGGCTCTCAATTTCATTGCCAATGCTCACGGCGTGGATCCAAAGGCGGAGAAAGAAGCGTTGGCGCTCCGAGAAGCTTGGATTGCGCATCCAGACCATACGATCCTTAAAGCGATGGTGGCCGAGCGTGCGATTTTCTTCGTTCTACTTCCCTTTCTACGGTTTAATGGTGACGCTGGAATGCGTACAGTTTCAGCCGACGTGTCACGAGATGAACAGATCCATGTCGGGGCTAATTCAATCGTCTGTAAAGAACTTAACCTCGTGGCTTCCCCCTCTTTAGATAAGTTGCGTAAGGCAACTATCAATTGGGTTATGCAACCACTAGGTAATAATACTACCTCTCAATATTTAGATAAAAAATTCTGGCTCGATTCTAGTGATCGGTTGATGTATGAGGGCAAAGCACCTCAACTTTCTGCCACCAAATCAGCTCGTATGCCAGCATTCTTTGAGCATTCAAATGTCAACCTCCCCTCATACGCTTAACCTCTTAGAGACTAAAGGTATTCAAATGAATGCCTTAGTACAAGAGATGAATGAAACATTCCCACCAGTACAACCCAACCCTTCACAACCAATCGAACAGATCATGTATCAAGCAGGTCAACGAGATGTTGTGGAGTGGTTCTTTAATCAATTGCAGAATTAACCATGTGTTTAGGCGGATCAAGACCTTCAACTCCAAAGCCACAAACTTTACCACCAGCCACACCACCACCAGCTCCAGCTCCTGAACCAGCTCCAGCTCCAACAGACCTTCAGTCTAATAAAGAAGGTACTAAGTTGAAAGCTAAGACTAGTGCTAGGGAAACTGCAGGTATCACTAATAAAGGTACAAGTCAACTACGAATCCCTCTCAATACTGGTACTGATAAAACACCAGAAGGAGGATTGAATGTATAAGGCAAGACTACGTTACGCAGAACTACAAGGGGGACGTTCACAGTTCCTTGATGTAGCTCGTGAATGTTCTCGCCTTACACTTCCTTACCTTGTCAAAGATGATGACAGTGGTGAAACACATAAGAGATTACCTACTCCTTGGCAATCAGTAGGAGCTAAATCAGTTGTCAACTTAACTTCTAAGTTGATGCTGGCTCTCCTACCTCCACAGACTACATTTTTTAAGCTGCAGTTACGTGACGATAAGCTCGGCACTGAACTACCACTTGAGATGAAGTCTGAGATGGAACTCTCCTTCTCTAAGATGGAACGGATGGTCATGGATTATATCAATGCATCTAATGATCGTGTTGTATTAAACCAAGCAATCAAACACTTGATTGTTAGTGGTAATGCACTGATCTATATGCATAAGGAAGGTCTTAAGTGTTTCCCATTGAACCGCTTTGTTGTCAACAGAGATGGTAATGGAAATGTACATGAGATAGTAACGAAAGAGATCATAGCTAAACAGCTTCTAGGATTTGATATCCCTGAACCTAAACCTAATGCTGTCGGTCACGATGGTATCAACTCCAACGGTAAAGATGATGACGTAGAGGTGTATACCTATGTCCGTATGGATGAGAAGAGTGGTCGGTGGACCTGGCATCAGGAAGTAGATGACAAGATCATCCCTGGAAGCCGTAGCACCGCACCTAAGTCTGCCTCACCCTGGTTAGTTCTTCGCTTTGCGAATGTCGATGGAGAAGATTATGGTCGTGGTCGTGTAGAAGAATTCTTAGGAGACTTTAAGTCACTTGAGGCACTCTCTCAGGCACTCGTAGAAGGCTCTGCAGCAGCCGCTAAAGTTATCTTTACTGTATCCCCCTCAAGTACTACTAAACCCGCAGCCCTGCAGAAGGCAGGCAACGGAGCGATCATTCAAGGGAGACCTGATGACATCGGTGTTGTACAAGTAGGGAAGACAGCTGACTTTAGAACAGCTGCAGAGATGGCAAGCAATATTGAACGTCGTCTACAAGATGCGTTCCTTATCCTTGCCGTCCGACAGTCAGAACGAACCACTGCACAAGAGGTTCAACTAACACAACTAGAATTGGAACAACAACTTGGTGGACTATTCAGTCTACTAACTGAAGAGTTCCTTCGTCCCTATCTAGCACGTACCTTACTTGTTCTACAACGTAGTGGTCAGCTACCTAAGATCCCTAAAGACTTTGTACGTCCACAGATCGTGGCTGGTGTTAATGCACTAGGTCGTGGTCAAGATCAACAAAGCCTTACCCAATTCATTACAACGATTGCTCAGACAATGGGTCCTGAAGCAATCCAAAAATACATTGATCCCACTGAGTATCTAAAGCGTCTTGCTGCAGCACAAGGTATTGATTACCTCGGCTTGATTAAGACACCACAACAGATGCAAGGTGAGAAGCAAGAGCAGATGCAGATGCAACAACAGCAATCACTTGTTGATCAAGCTGGTCAACTTGCAGGTGCTCCAATGATGGACCCAAGTAAAAACCCTAATTTAAATGGCGATCAAGAGGCGCAAGCCAACCCAGACGGAGCCGGAACGGACGGCCCGCAAGGTGGAGAACCCACCGAATGAAAAGCCTGAACTAATTGTTGAGGAACCTGTTGCCAAGTTAGGCAATATGAAAACCCGAAAGGTTGGAACACCAACTTTAGGACGCACACCCAACTACGTAGAGACTGTTGGACTCGGAAAACTAGAAGTACTTACTGCACATGGCCACGTTAACTTATGATCCCACCCCGGCGGATCAGCCTGAATTCTCTGAAGAGGAACTCGACTCACTACAACGTGGTGAGGAGATGCAAGAGTCTGAACAGCAGTTACTTGCAGGTAAATATCAAAATGCTGAGGAACTAGAGAAAGCTTATATCGAACTGCAAAAGAAATTAGGTGGTGGTGAAGAAGAAGATGGAACCCCCTCTTCAGTAGAAGAAGAGGAGACAGAAGAAGAAGAGGTAGAGGTATCAGCTGGTGAAGTACTTATCACTGATGCTTCTGTAGAGTTTGCTGAGAGTGGTGAACTATCTCCTGAGACTATGGAGAAGTTCGGCAGTATGTCTTCCCAAGAATTGGTTGAAGCATACATGCAACACCGGGCTAACAACCCACAAGAGGAAGCAGCACCTGTTGCTGACCTCTCTGAATCACAAGTCAACTACATCAAGAACCAAGCTGGCGGTGAAGAGTCTTACAACACACTCGTCTCTTGGGCAGGTGAGAACTTACCTGATCAGTACGTAGCTGCTTTCGACAACATCGTTGAGAGTGGAAACGTAGAAGCTATCACCATTGCTGTTGCTGGACTTCGGTCACAGTATGAACAGGTGAATGGTTACGAAGGTCGGATGCTATCTGGCAAAGGTGCTCCACAACAAGTGGATGCATTCCGTAGTCAAGCAGAAGTTGTACAAGCAATGGCTGACCCTAGGTATGACAACGATCCTGCATACAGGAACGATGTATTTGAAAAACTCTCACGATCTAACATTGATTACTAATGACAACAGTTAAAGAAGACGGCGGACGTCTCAACATGTATGCAACTGAACCCCCTATGGAGATTATTGAAGTGAACGAAGAACACAACACACGAGCTGAACGCCTTAACGGACGATTTGCAATGATGGGTATCATCGCAGCCTTGGGTGCCTACGCGGTAACCGGACAAGTGATTCCTGGTGTCTGGTGATTGGTGTCGGAGCTACTCTTACTCTCCTTGCTAGCTACTACGGAATTGGATTTCACGGACGCCTTACAGCGAACGGAGAAACATTTAACAAGCATTCATCTACCGCAGCCCACAAAACCCTTCCTTTCAATACAAGGTTACGGGTTTGTTTTAAGGGCTGTGAAGTGGTAAGGATCAATGACCGTGGTCCCTTCATTCACGGAAGGGATCTAGATCTTAGTGAAGGAACAGCTAGACGTATTGGACTTCTCCACTCAGGTATAGGAAATGTTACTGTAACTAGGTTGAACTAATGGCTTTTAAAAGTAAGTATCTTAAGGACTATAACACCCGTGGTGCTAAGAACGAACAGGATAAACTGAAGATTAAACAGTGGAAGGATCTTCCTAAGAAGGTTAAACGTAAAACTAAAAAGAAAAAAGCTTAATAGAATAAGCCGGGTGCAATTCCCGGTAAAGCTATTGCCTGTCCTGGCCTAAAACGGATCTTACTTAATCGTCTTAAAAACTATGCATTCTTACTTTCATGACAGCTACAATCTCGCTACAAAGACAACAGAATACTTGGCAGGACTTTTGCAGCTGGGTAACTAGCACCAATAACCGTCTCTATGTGGGATGGTTCGGAGTCCTGATGATTCCAACGCTGCTTGCAGCAACCACTTGTTTTATTATTGCGTTTATCGCAGCACCCCCAGTAGATATCGATGGCATTCGTGAACCAGTTGCAGGATCGCTCCTCTATGGAAACAACATTATATCGGGAGCAGTTGTCCCGTCTAGCAATGCTATCGGACTACACTTTTACCCGGTCTGGGAGGCAGCCTCACTCGACGAATGGCTCTATAACGGAGGTCCCTTTCAACTCGTTATCTTCCACTTCCTTATCGGTGTCTTCTCTTACATGGGACGGGAATGGGAACTTAGTTATCGACTTGGAATGAGGCCTTGGATCTTTGTCGCATACTCTGCTCCTGTTGCGGCTGCGTCCGCAGTATTCCTGGTGTACCCCTTTGGTCAAGGCTCGTTCTCCGATGCTATGCCTCTGGGTATTTCAGGAACCTTCAACTACATGTTCGTCTTTCAAGCCGAGCATAACATTCTCATGCACCCCTTCCACATGCTCGGTGTTGCTGGAGTTTTTGGTGGGTCGTTATTCAGTGCTATGCACGGGTCGCTTGTTACGTCCTCACTTATTCGTGAAACTTCTGAAGAGGTCAGCCAGAACTATGGCTACAAGTTTGGTCAAGAAGAAGAGACATATAACATCGTAGCTGCACATGGTTACTTCGGACGTTTGATCTTTCAATATGCATCATTCAATAATAGCCGTAGCCTCCACTTTTTTCTCGCCGCTTGGCCGGTGGTTGGTATTTGGTTTGCCGCCCTCGGTGTAAGCACAATGGCATTCAATCTTAATGGCTTCAACTTCAACCAGTCCATCCAGTCCAGTGACGGACACGTCATCAACACCTGGGCAGACATCCTCAACCGAGCTGGTCTCGGAATGGAAGTCATGCACGAACGCAACGCTCACAACTTCCCGCTCGATCTTGCGTCGAGTGGCGGGTCACCTGTGGCCTTAATCGCTCCCTCAATTGGATAATAAATGACTATTGATCACAGAAAGTTGGTAACTTTAACCAATTACAACTCACCTTATGTAGAATACATTACAAGTAAAGATGGTTATCAAGTTACCGATACTGTGACTCGATATACAAAACCAGTATTTTTAATTGACAACCTCTTTGGAGACGCAACCCTCGACCTTAACTTTGCCAGCACTAAATCCATTGGTGATCTCGTCACCTTCAGCCGTGCCAGTACTGGGACGTATGTTGGTAGTGATGGGTTGATTAAGACCGCTGTAGCCGATGCACCACGATTTGATCATGACCCCGTGACTGGTGAAAGTCTGGGGTTGTTGATTGAAGAAAGTAGGACAAATTTGATTACGAATAGCAGAAACTTGGCGGATTATTTTACCGAACAAAATTCAACCGCCACCGCAAACTCTGGTGTTTCTCCTGACGGTACTACAGCGGCAACAGTGATAACGCCTGACATAACAAATAGTATTCATTCATCATACAACACATCCATCAACCTTACGGCTAGCACAGCTTACTCTTACTCAATCTTTGTTAAACCAAATGGGTACACATTCCTGCAACTGCTGTTTAGTTCTTCATTTTCCAACCCCAATGCTTGGGTGAATTTTAACTTAACAGGCACGGGTTCATTTGGCTTTACCGGAGGAGGTGAGTTAGACAAGGAAATTCAGGCTTACCCCAACGGTTGGTATAAATGCACTGTAATAGCCACGTCAGGGTCTTCTGCGTCTACGGGCGGTCCTGTATATATTACCCTAGACGCTGACAGAAACTCTAGGAATCCTAGTTATGCAGGAAACGGAACATCAGGCGCTTACTTATGGGGAGTCCAACTAGAAGCCGGTTCTTTCCCAACCTCCTACATCCCCACAACCGACAGCGTCGTAACCCGTGCACCTGACATCGCAAGTATTGAAGGCACGAACTTTAGCTCTTGGTATAACCAAAGTGAAGGGACGACGTTTGTTGAAGTTCTCAATATGCCACAATCTTCAGGTGATGTTTTTGAAACATCTAACGGCACTGTAACTAATAGGAGAACTATTAGATTTGACAGTAATGCTGATAAGGTTAAATTAACAATTCAGGGGCAAGGCAATCAAAGTCAACAACAATCAGCTGGGTCTTACAGCACATCTTTTGTTAGTTTCAAAGCGGCAGCCACTGATAATTTCAAGTTTTTTGTAGATGGGGTCTCTGGTGATTCAAGTAGTAACACATCTGCACTTCCTACCAACATGACTCAGATGTCAATTGGATATCGAGCCTCTCAATCAAGTTATTATCTAAACGGCCACATCACCCGCCTTGCGTACTTCACAACCCGTAAGACTGATCAAGAACTAATCAACCTAACTAAGTAAACTATGTACTGCTACCGATTCCCAGATAAGGATACCTTTCTAGCAGCCTGTGGAAACCTTGGATGGCTCTCTGAGCCCTCTGAGGAAGCCCCTGAGGCTGTTGTAATACCTTACACGCATGATAGAGCCATTGACGAGGTAGGACCCATACAGACGCTTCCAGGCACCTATGACGAAGATGGGGTTGAATTAACAGCTCCTACCTTTGATACTGGTCATCACATTAACTTCCAAGGAGAACCCCCTGTTGCGTGGGATGTCTATCTAATTGAAGTTGCTTCCCCTAATAGAACCTTTGCTGGCTCACCCGGACCATCCATAACTACCCAAGAAATAAATGAACTCAGATTTGCACAACACAACTAACTAATTATTATGGCTTACACCGGACTTACAGTTGAATACACAGTGAAGACTACAGGTGATCGGTTGTTCATTCCAGTGAATGCACCCGAAGCATCAAAGGCTAATCAACTTGCACAATGCATCAAGGTATCACCTGACGCAGTAGAGAAAGTAGCGAGTTAATGAAAAAGGCAGCCTTTAGATTGGTTGCCGGAGTGATTTCCATCCAGCTTTTAATAATGGCTGGAGTTCTAATTGGATGCTTTAGTACTAACTCAGATAAATGTACTGGATCTAAGGTGTCTGAACTCATGACATATATTACCGCCCAAAGTTTTGCACTATACGCAGCTGAAAAATGATTAAACTTACAGATGCTGCTCTCTACTACAAAGAAGAGAGTCAGCAAGTAGAAGCCTTTGAATGGCTGCAGACACAGGTAGACCCTACTACCCTTGAGATTTTCGGACAAAAATATAGAGCTAAACCAGAAGGTCTAGTTGCTAATCCACTTGTAGTGGAGTATCAATCACAGAATGATAATGCTTCTGGAACCGGTTATCGTGAATGCTTCTCCTCATCCATGGCAATGATTGCTATGTATTGGGGCAAGGTACAGAACGATGATGAATATAACCGTATCCGTTCTAAGTATGGAGATACAACTGATGCATCTGCACAGTTAGCAGCTCTTCGTTCCTTAGGACTTAACCCATCCTTTGTAACTAATGCATCCGTTCAGACACTCCAGAATGAGATTGATAATGGCCACCCTGTTGGTGTTGGTTGGCTGCATCACGGGCCATTAAGCTCTCCTAGTGGCGGCGGTCACTGGAGTGTGGTTATTGGCACTTATGAAAGTGGTGTAATTATGAATGACCCCAACGGTGAGGCTAACCTTGTCAGTGGTGGTTATACAAACAACTTGAATGGTGCAAGCCTCAAGTATTCCTATAAGAACTGGGAACCTCGATGGTCACCAGGTGGGAAGAACGATGGTTGGTGCATGATAGTTAAACCTTAATACCTGTATACCATGCCTTTTTTAGAAGTAATTGTAACAAGTGTTATAGCAACCTTAACTGGGTTAGGAGTTCTTACTTCTAGATATAGCAAGCAATTAGACATTTTAGATAAAAAAGTAGATGCCATTGAGTTGTCAGTTGCTAAGGATTACGTATCCAAAGATTGTTTTAATACAATCATAGAACGAGTTGAAACTCACATGGTACGAATAGAGACCAAGCTTGATAACATTATTATTCAAAAACCATGATCACTTTAATTAGACCAATCTTGCTTCAATTTGTATCTTCTCGTAGTGTCAGGAAATTAGTTATTGACCTTTTAGTAGCTTTAGCTAAGAAAACAGACAACCCTTTAGATGATCTTCTCGTCGCTAAAGTACGAATAGCATTACTACCCTAATGGTTTTAGGGGGGTTCGATTCCTCCCTTGGGTATTGGTAGAGGCCCGTAAGCGGATACCCTTTACCGTCTAGACGGTGGGACAGACCACAATACAAATTAAATAACTCAAAACGTTTTGAGAGTTCAAAGTAAACAACTCTCTTTTTATTACTATGACTACATGGTCACCTAGTCCTGGTGTTGCTCCTAACACCACGCTTACTGCTACAGGCAACATTAACAAGACTCCCGGTCTTGGTCTTACCCAAGGTGGAGCAGATTACGATGCTAAATATGCCACCTATCTGAAACTTTTCAGTGGTGAGATGATCAAAGCTTACGAGTCCAGCTGCATCGCCAAAGGCACAGTTCAGAATCGTACCCTTAAGAACGGCAAGTCATTGCAGTTCATCTATACAGGACGTATGACTGCTGATTATCATCAGCCTGGTACTCCTATCCTTGGCTCTGGCGATCCTCCAGTGGCAGAAAAGACTGTGTTGATGGATGACCTTCTGGTCGCCTCAGCATTCCTTTATGACCTGGACGAGACGTTGGCTCACTATTCTTTGCGTTCAGAAATCTCTGCGAAGATTGGTCATGCACTAGCAGAGGCTTATGATAAGAAAATTTTCCGAACTATCGCATTGTCTGCTCGTCAAGCTCACCCCATCACCGCTGCTCCAGGCCCCGAACCCGGTGGCTCTGTAATCAAGCTCGGCGCTGGAAATGAGTTTAACGCTCAAGCAATTGTTGATAGCTTCTTTGAAGCTGCTTCAATTCTCGATGAGAAAAATGTGCCACGGGCAGGTCGCTCTGCTGTGCTGTCTCCTCGTCAGTACTACGCCCTGATCTCTCAGGTCGATAGCAACATCCTTAACCGTGACTATGGCTCCTCACAGGGCAACATGAACTCCGGTGAAGGTCTCTATGAGATCGCTGGTATCTCCATCAAACGCTCCAACAACCTTCCATTCATGGCCGGTACTGTTGCACGTGTCGATGGTGAGAACAACGATTACTCTGGTGACTTCGCTGCTCACTGTGGACTTATCTACGGTCGTGACGCAGCTGCTGTTGTCGAAGGCATTGGTCCTTCTGTACAGACAACCGGCGGAGACGTTAAGGCTATGTATCAAGGCGACATGATTATTGGTCGCTTGGCAATGGGTGCAGATTGGTTGAACCCTGCCGCTGCTATTGAACTGCAGGCTGCTTGATCATTATGGCTTCTAATATTACCGCTGGTACTCAGCAGTATGCAGAAGTAACCTCCCCTACAGGTTTGGCGGGTTCTATTACTCAGGACCCGTTGACACCTGTTGAGGCAGGCAACAATTCTGCAACGTCTGCTTATACAACTACAGGAAGTAGTGGGGCTCCAATACCCGATCAAACTCCTACACCTTAATAATTTATTATGGCAACTACAACTCGCTACTGTGTAGCAAAGACTGCAAAAGGGTACGGCACTGCTGTACTCGGTTCTACTGTTAAGTCTGAGACTGAGCAGTGGACTGGTGGTGTGGCTTACCCACCTGCCGCTTCAACAACTCGGCTAGCACCTACTAGCTGATAACTATGGGAGTCCTTCGGGGCTCCTTTTTTTTATCTATTCATCTGAGAACGATAATCATTATGACTGCATCAACCTTTCCAGAACCAGTACCAACTATTTTTAATACTGACACCGAACTGTCCAGCGTGAACTCAGTACTGGGTGCGATTGGTCAGTCACCTATCACCACTCTTGACTACGAGAATCCTGAGATCTCCTTTGTCTATAACATCCTGATGGAATGTTGTGTAGATGTACAGAGTGAAGGGTGGGTATTCAATACAGAATACAATTACCCTATAAAACTAAATACATTTAATGAGTTACCAGTACCTGAGAACATCCTACGTATTGATGTAACAGAAGGACAGGTATTCAGATACACAGATCTAGTCCGTAGGAACGGTAAGATCTACGACAAGCTGAACCATACCTATAAGTTTGACTCTCCTGTCAACTTTGACATTGTTTGGTTATTTCCATTCAATGATCTACCCACTGTATTCAAGCGGTATATCACCTACAAGGCCTCTGCAAGAGCTGCTACACAGTTAGTGACTAACCCACAGTTAACACAGCTCATAGCTCAACAGGAAGCCTTCTCACGTGCATCGTGTATGGAGTACGAATGCAGCCAGGGTGACTACACCTTTATGGGCTGGCCTGGTCATACTGCTTACCGTCCATATCAACCCTTTCAAACACTTGCAAGATAAATGGCTGGCATTACACAACAGGTCCCAAACTATATCTTTGGGATATCAGAACAACCGGATGAACTAAAAGTACCGGGTCAAGTAAGAGATTGTATTAACGGACTACCTGATGTAACCCGTGGCCTACAGAAACGTTCAGGTACTGTACTGAAGGGTAGTCTTGGTGCTAGCTCTAGTGGTCATTGGTTCAGCATCTACAGGGATGACAATGAACAATACATTGGACAAGTAACCAGTGGTACTGTTCGTATCTGGGATGCTCTTACAGGTTCACTTAAGACAACACAGAGTGATAGTTACCTTAACTATTCTGACCCTGAAGATATTCAAGTTCTCTCAGTTAATGACTATACCTTCCTTACAAATAGGAAGAAGGTGACACGGATGTCATCTAGTAAGAGTCCTGAAAAGGTAAACCAAGCATTTATTTCACTTAAACAGATAAAGCCTGGCACTCAATATGCTTTAGATGTTAGTACACCAGGTAGTGGTATAAGCCATACATTTGAACGAGCTACTAATATTGAAATCGTATCCATTCCAGATGAGTGGACAGGTACAAGTTACCCCGGTCAACCTAAGGGTGACTGTAGATATGCAGGAAGACAGTTATTTTCATCCAATAATAACGTATGGTTTGAAATAGATTCACGTTGTACTAGTAGTCCTATCCCAACTGATAGTGACAACCAAGAGTACTATGATGTCTTTACTAATACTGCTACTTTAAGGTTTGGTGGTGAGAATCAAGGCATAGGAACAACTCATCAAGTTACAATGACCAACTCTAAAGAGAATGGATCCTGGGCAATAAGAGTTACTGCTGTTTCTCCTGTAACTGCTCGTGCCAACATTGCATTAGTACGTCCTTCACCTACACCATTTGAAGGGCTTGGGGCTGATGCTGATTCTATTTTACAAGGCATCACTACACCTTTACAGGCTGCTGGTTTCACTGTTAAGCTGATCGGTTCTGGTATTTATATCACCCGTAGTTCACCCTTTGTTGTTTCTGCTCCAGATGACACATTGATGACCGTCATTCAGAATAGTGCTGATGATGTATCTCAACTACCTTCAAGCTGTAAGGACGGATATATCGTCAAGATCGCTAACAGTGGAGAGGATGAAGACGATTACTACGTCAAGTTCGTAGGTGACAATGGAGATGGTCCTGGTGTATGGGAAGAGACAGTCGCACCTGACCTTAAAACAAGCTTTGATGCTTCTACTATGCCTGTGCAATTAGTGCGGCAGAGTGATGGATCATTTAACCTTGAAACTACAGTATGGGAAAACAGGTTAGTTGGTGACAATACAACCAATCAAGAACCTTCCTTCGTAGGCAAGACTATTAACAAGATAGTCTTCTTTAGGAATAGGTTAGGCATCTTGTCTGATGAGAACATCGTCTTATCTAGACCAGGAGACTTCTTTAACTTCTGGGCTAAGACAGCTACAACTGTCGTTCCTATTGACCCTATCGATCTATCTTGTAGTAGCCAGACTCCTGCTGTTCTGTATGAAGCACTAGAGACCAATGCAGGTCTTGTTATGTTTGCTGAGAACCAACAGTTCCTAATGACTACTGACAGTGATGTCTTTAGTCCACGTACTGCTAAGATCAATGCACTATCTACTTATAGGTATGACGTAAAAACAAACCCGGTATCACTAGGCACTACCATTGCATTCTTGAATCAAGGTGGTCCTTATACACGAATGTTTGAGATGGTTGGTGTCAGCAGAGATGTTGAACCACAACTCATTGAACAGTCAAAGCTTGTATCTAAGATGATACCGGCAGGTTATAAAGAGATTGCTGAGTCCAAAGAGAATAGCTTTGTAGCTTTAGCTAGTCCTAGTAATAACACTGTATGGATATATCGTTACTTGAACAGTGGTGAGAAACGTATCCAATCAGCTTGGGTTAAGTGGACATTACCTGGCAACGTGTTATATCACGTCATCATGGAAGATGTTTACTATGCTGTTATCAGTGGTAGTGGTGGTATTACATTGCAATCAATTGGTATCAGACCTAATGACACTTACTTCTTAGCTGATAAGAGTGCTTACCTAGATAATCAAGTCACTATCCCAGTAGATAATCTGACGTTTAACCCCAGCACCCAAACCACAACATTCACTAAGCCTGATGAATTCAAGCCTACAAGGGATGTCAAAGGGTTTACCTATGACTTAGAAGCTAGGTGGGGATCAGCCACGGTAGAGGGTGACCAAGTAACACTTCTAGGTGATTGGACAACGACACCTCTGACACTTGGTGTTGGCTATGAGATGTTAGTTGACTTCCCTACGATCTACCCACAACAGAAACAGGGTGAATCAGTTAGATCTGACATCCGCTCTTCTCTTGTAGTTCAACGTATCAAGTTAAACCTAGAAGATACAAACATCTACAAGACAACATTATTCCGTAGAGGTAAAGCTGATTATGAGCACCTCCACGAATCAACACCATCTGATGCTTACAGAGCTGATGCAGTCCCTTTCCTAAGGGATAAGGATCAAACAATCTCTGTATATGAACGTAATACTAACATGAACTTACGACTTACATCAGACTATCCTTGTGCCTGTACATTGTTATCAATGAACTGGGAAGGGGATTATAATCCACGTTATTATAAAAGTGTCTAAATACATCCACCCTTTGACAATGGAAGCTGCATTAGATGTAGCTGCTAACTTAAGACCGGATGATTATAGAGAAGTAGTAGAAGGCCATGGGCATGATCCTATGGTCGTTCTACCACTTGCTATGGATCTTCCTAATTCAATATACTTCACTGTGCCTAACGGCAAGACTGCCGGATTAGCCGGTGTCGATGAACTAGGTTCTGTCTGGATGCTATGCACTCCTGAAGTGGAAAAATATCCACACCTATTTGTAAGACAAGCTAAAAAGTATATTGAGTCTAGACCAGAACGACTACTTTGGAACATAGTTGATAAACGTAATAGAGTGCATCTAAAGCTACTAAAGTTCTTAGGTTTTCATTTCTTACGTGAACTCAAACATGGTCCTAACAACTTGACCTTTATTGAATTTTGCCGTGTGCGAACCAGTTAGTATTATCAGTGGTGTATTGGGAGCAGCTAGTTCTGTTGCTGGCCACGTAGGACAACAAAATGCAACCGATGCAGCTAATGCTGGTAGGGTTGCAAATTATAAGCATCAATTAAAAGTACGAGAAAACAATTGGAAGCGTGCTACTTCTCAATGGGAGAACGATAAGATCAACTATGAGGAGTCTGTAGCTGATAACTCCTTTGCTGCTCAGGAGGGATATGCACGTGCTCAACGTCAACTCAACGAACAGTTCAAGGCAGCTGCATTCTCTGAACAGGGTGACATGATCAAACTGTTAGAGAGTACAGGAGTAATGGCAGCATCTGGTCAAACAGGCAGATCTGCACAACGTGTTGATGACTCAATGATGGCAGCCTTTGGCCGTAATAACTCAGCTAAAGCAGCAAGTCTTGCTAGTTCTAAAGAAGGGTATCAACAACAAGTTGAGGATATTCGTAGACAGCAACGGGATGAGAATGAGTCAGCCTTTGATCAGGTTGCGTTCGCTCCGATACCTGACATGGCTCCACAGAAGCCTCAGATGGAGAAGGGGCCTTCTGGTCTTGGCCTTGCCTTAGGCATTGCACAAGCTGGTGTAGGTGCCTATGGACAAGCTCAATCTCTCAAAGCTCCTAAGGCTTTTGATTGGGGTGGTGGATCCAAAATACCAAATGCAAGTTCGGGACAATTTACACCTGGCGGATCGCTTGACTGGTCAACATCTACAAACAGGTTATTATAAATGGAACAAAGAGCATATCAATCTGGCCTAGTACAACAGGCTGGATTCCAACCCAAGAAACGAGCTAAGTTTGATAAGCAACGTGCTGAACGTGATGCACAAGCACAACGTAATCAAGCAACACAGGCTCAGTCAATCAGAGATAACAATGCTGTCAACGAAGCTAACGTTAGACAGTCGAATAAAGATCTTGAAGCACTCTCTGCATTCTCTTCTACTCTCACTGAGAAACTTGTAGAGGATAAAAAGAAGAAGAATGAAGAGGAGATGCAACGTGGTATGGCTATGGCCTTTACCGATGGCGTGCCTCAAGAACAACAGGATGCATTCGACGCAGAAGAGCAAGAATTAAATACTCTTAACGAGTCAACAATCAAGGCTGCAAATAAGATTGAAGGAAAAACAGGTAATGTATTCCTAGGTGAAAAAGTAAGGAGTATGTCTGGATGGGCAGCCTATGGATATGCCATGGGTAAGGCTCAACAGGGTGGTCAAGACTATGCAGTCTTCCAAGCACAAGCAGCTGACACTGTGGTGAATGTAACCACTGAGTCAGGTGAAGTAAAACCACTTACTTTAGCTACTGCTAATACACCTGCTGAATATGCAGCTGTTCAATCACAGATCCGTTCTGAGTTCCTTAAGCAATATTCAGGGATGAACCCTGCTCTATTGAATAAGTACCTGTTTCCCTCTATGAGAGATCAGGAAGGCAAGGCTCTTCTACGGTTCTCTAGGGAACGCGGAGAGGCTATTAAGAAGGATCGTGTTACACGAGCTAGTGACCTATTAACTTCAGCAATTAATGGTGCTACTAATCCTGGTGAAGCAGCACTATCATTTATTAATCAGACTGCAGGTGATTTAGGTGGCAGGAAAGAAGCAAGAACAGAGGCACTAAGAGTCATCAGGCTCGGTATCAAGAGTGGTGCTATTGATAAGGATACTGCTACTGCTCTCGCAAATTCAAGTATAACCATTGAAGGACTTGGCACAAAGAAAGTCAAGGAGATGTGGGCAGAATTTGGTGACCTTGAGCAGGAAGTTATCAACGAAGGAATGAATGACTTTAAAGCTGATCAAGCTACTAAGGAGATGGATGGTAAGAAGTTTGCACAGAATCTAAGGCAGCAGTGGAGTGATAACGAAGAACGTGGAGAGTATCTAACTGAAGATCAGAAAGATCAACTCATCAAAGAATCAATGGATGAGTTTGGTTATGTTGATCCATCTCTACAGAATCTAAGGACTAAGCAGGATGTAGGTGATGACAAAATCAAACCCCTACTGATACAGAAGCAACGTAATGGTCAACCTATTACATTTGCTGACCTACGTAATGCTTCACCTGAACTCTTTCAGCAATATGTAGGTCAAGTACAAAAAGAAGCAGGTCCTAATCCACTTAATTCTGAAAGCTCTAAACGTGCTAAGGGTGAAATTGATTCCTTAGTTACTGACAAGACTGAGTCAACTGCCGCCTTGGGTCAGGAGTCTCCTCTCTGGAAACGCATTACTGGCAGAGCACAAGACTTCTTTAGACTTAGGTATCAAGAAGCTGCGATGTCAGAGGCTAGCCCACAAGAGGCATATAACGTAGCAATGGGGCAGACAAGAGATGCTATTGCTGCTGGTCAGTTCACTGAAGAGTATGATGCTGCACTAAATCAAAAGCATGGAGCCAAAGTAGTAGAAGGATTACGAACCTTAGAAAAATGGGCACTAGATAAAGATGTACCATTTGGACGTTTAGCTTCTACACAAGTAATTCCAGGCACTGAAGACGATATCAAAGCTTTAATCAATTATCAAAAGAATGGTATTAATAAGATCCCCCCTATCTACCAACAGCTCTCTGCAAGCCGTCGCGATATGTCTGCATTTGACCTTGCCAGAGCACAATACATGGCTGCCACTGGGAAAGACATGGTGCCACCAGCAGCTGAACAAGTAACTTCAGAACAGAGTGCTGAGTTCCAACGACTCCTTAAGTACCGTCCTACGTCTGCACGAACACGTCAGGCAATGGTTGGTAGTGGAGACACACGGTTCTTAGATCTTGTTGCTTCTGAAGAGAGTGAAGCTTTTGGTGGCTATGATGCTTATAACACAGGAGGAGCTAATGGTGGTGAGACTGCCTTTGGTTCTGGTAATAGCTTAGAAGATAAGCGATATGGTAAACCTATCTCACAACTAACTGTTGGTGAGATCAAGAAGCTACAAGCTAATGGGGAACTACATGCTGCTGGACGTTATCAGTTCATCAGAGGTACATTTAAAGAAGTAGCTGATGAGCTAGGTCTTTCTAATGACACTGTATTTGACCCTGCTACTCAAGATCGTATGGCTACTAGTCGTGCTCGGTGGAGAGTAAATAACTTTGGTTTGTCTAGTCTTAATGATGAGTGGATTGGGTTACGTAAAGTACCTCAAGCACAGATCAATGCTGCTTATGCATCCCTTGATCCTTATAACCAACCTGATGTTCTAACTCCTGGTATCCGTAAGCTTGCTTATGTCACAGGTAACATCGGTAATGGCGCTGCTTATACAGGGCAGCATTTAGATGTTAAGAGTATAGATGGTCAGCAATTTGCAGACAATGCATTAGACAAATATGTTGAAGTAGATGATCCAGAACACGGTACTGTCCCTTTAAGTAAGGTTGGTATTACAGGTAATTGGAACAGTCATACAAGCAGAGGATCACACGGGATTGACTACGGTACTTATTCCGGTACAAAGCTATATGTGAAGAACGGAGCCAAAGTAATTAGCTCTGTTGATAGCGGTGGTAATGGTGATCTAGTAACAATCGAACTACCTACGGGTAAACAATATACATTCTTACATGGGAATTCAGCATAATGAATAGTTTCATGCCAGGCATCGATGTAGATGCTGATGCAGTAGGACAACAAGCAGATGAACTGGAGACACAACTCCAAGAGAATGCTGACCTTGTTAAACAAAACGAGGCAAAGGCAGAAGAAACAGCTACGGCTGAAAAACAAGAAAACGCACAACTAGATGACCCACGCGCTGATGGTGTGGGTTGGAATATTCAAGATATAGGTAATGAACTTGGAGCCGCCTTAGGTGGTGGTGTACAGGATACAGTGTCATCCGTTGCAACTGCACCTGAACGTGTTGCTGACATGTTCAATGGTGAGATGGAAGCAGCCGGTGATGATTACAAACCTGAATGGGACCCTACGGGTGCTGATGGTGAGAACAAGATCGAGACAAAGACTTGGTGGGGAGGACTTCTTAGAGGTACTGTCCACTTCGGTACAATGGCTGCAGGTACTGTTCTTGCTGCCAAAGGTATTGCTGCTCTAGGTATCGGAGCTGGCGTTAGTGCAGCTGCAGGCTGGGTAGCTGGCGGTAGTAAAGCTGCTGGCCTTGCTACTGGAATAGCTAGAGGTGCTGCATTAGGTGGTATCTCTGACCTTGGTTCTAAATACTCCCAAGAGCAGAATGCATTGGGAATGATGAGAGATCACTACAACTGGATTGATACTCCTATCTCTACAAAGGATACTGATCACCCTGCAATGATGACATTCAAGAATGTTGTTGAAGGAATGGGTATTGGTATAGTTTTTGATGGCCTTGGCTTTATGCTGGGGAAAGGGATGAAGAAAGTAAAGGGAGCAAAAGGTGTAGAGGTAGAAGTACCTGCAGAAGTAAAAGCTACTGACGATGCAATCAAACGCTCTGACAGTATCAAAGAACAGGTAGAAACACGAGGTAAGGAACAGTTCAATGAAGAAGGCTTTGGTGCCTACAAGAATGAACCAATCTCTGATCCTTGGCAGGGTTCACCTACCTCAACAGGTAAGGCTGGTCAAGCATTTGAACAGTTAAGCCGTACCCGCAATGAATGGGGTGCAGAGATGGGTAGTACTACCAGTGTTACCACTCCTGCTGAACTCAATCGTTATGTGCAGTCCAGTGGACTTGATGATGAAATCATCGAAAAGGTAGCTAAGGACTTGATGACTTCTGAACGGTTTGAAACCGGAATGAAGGAGATCAAAGCTGGTAGAGCTACACCTAAAGAGATCTGGGGTGAATCCGTAGAGATGTACCAAGAGATCGTTCAAGGTAGGAATGCAGCTGATGTACCTACTGAGGAGTTCTTGGATGTATTGATGAAAGGCTCCTACACAAAAGAAGGTGTGGAACTGATGAGTCCTTCTAAGGTTGCTGCTACTGATCTTGTTGTTGGTTCACTAGTACGTGAGGCACGTGACCTTGGACTGGTAGGACGTGAACTGGGAGACATCGCTGACCTAGGCGCTAAGGATGGTCCTGCAGAACAACTTGTCGATAAGATGGTTACCCTACTGACTGAAACCAAGAAGGCTAGATTTGACTGGTCTGCTAGTGGTAAAGAACTTGCTGCTGGTGTGGAACGCAAGCCTAGTAAGTCACTGAAAAGAGAAGGACAAGAGGTTCTGAAGGAACTGAAGCAAGAATCAAAGGAAGCTATCTTTGCTGTTCTGAAGCTTGCTAACAAAGATACTGATGACACAATGATGAAGTCATTGTTCGAGTATGTATCTCAATCCAATGAACTACGTAACTTCGAAGACCTAGAAGGTTGGGCAAGACGTAAACTTAAAGGTGGACAACTAGACGGTAAAGCTAAGGAGACTGGAAAGCTTGTTGATGAACTCGGCAAGGTAATGGTACATAGCGTTCTAAGTGGTCCTAAAACGCCTGTAAGGGCGATCATGGGCACAAGTAGTGCAACCTTCCTCAGGCCATTATCAACTGCCTTAGGGGCTGCTCTGGGTGGTAATGGACAGGTAGCACGTGCTTCATTGGCTAACGTCAATGCAATGGTGCAGATGATACCTGAAGCATTCAGTCTTTTTAAATCAAAGATCAACTCTTCCTTTGCCGGGAACATCAACTCTGACTTCAACAGGTATTTCGAAGGCCCCAAGGCTAAAGATGCTGTTGAGTGGGAATTGATGGGTAAGTATTATGAATCTGATGCTGCTACTGCTGGTGAAAAATATGCTTGGCAGGCAGCCAACATTGCTAGGAATATGAACAGCAATAAGTTGCTGACGTATTCAACCAAACTGATGCAAGCTACTGACGAAACTTTCAAGCAATTGATGGCTCGTGGTCAAGCTAGACAGATGGCAATGATGGATGCCATGCAGAATGGTACAGAGATTACACCCCAATTGATGAAGGATTATGAGGCTAAATTTCAAGCTCAAATTATTGATGCTGATGGAACTATTAGAGATGGTGCTCTTGACTACGCCACAAAAGAAGTCACCCTCACTAAGCAGCTAGAGGGCTTTGCTGCTGGTCTAGATGATGTCTTTCAACGTACACCGTGGGCTAAACCTTTCTTCCTGTTTGCACGTACCAGTGTGAATGGATTGGAACTGATGGGTAAGCACACACCTATTGTCAATCGTTTCATTAAAGAGAACGTAGCAATTAGATCTGCTACTACAGAGAACCTGGAGTCAGTTGCTAAGTATGGCATCACTAATCCAGACCAACTAGCTAATGCTAAGGCTCTAATCAAAGGTCGTGAAGCTATTGGCTATGGAGTTGTCTCTATGGCAACTATGGCTGCAATGAGTGGCAACCTACGTGGCAATGGTCCTACTGACCGTCGTATGCGTCAGGTATGGAAGGATGCTGGATGGAAACCTAACACCGTAAAGATCGGTGACCTATGGGTGAACTTCGAAGCATTTGAACCATTCAATGTTCTTCTTACCACTATTGCTGATATCTCTGACCACAGTCAGTTGATGGGTGAAGAGTGGACTAAAGATCAATTTCAGAAGATCTCGATGATTGTTGCTGGTGGTGTGACAAGTAAGTCATACATGGCTGGATTACAGCAGTTTGTAGACATATTTGCTGGTGACCCTAAGGCTTTTCCAAGGATGGTCGCAGGTCTAGCTAACAACACTGTTCCTTTGTCTTCACTGAGGAATGAAATCGGTAAGGTATTGAGCCCTGGTATGCGTGAACTAAGTTCTAGTATTACTGATCAAATCCGTAACCGTAACCAAGGTTTTGAACTACTTGCTGGTGATGCACTTCCCATTAAGTACGACATGCTCAGTGGTAAGCCAATCAAAGAGTGGGATCTACCTACCAAGATGTTCAACATGGTAAGTCCTATTCAATTCAACTTGGATGAGACACCAGGCAGAAAGATGCTATTTGAAAGTCAGTATGACATGCGTATGTCTGTTATGTCTGCACCTTCTAATCCTCCAATTAGTCTTCGGGATAACGCAGTACTTAGGTCTGAGTTTCAGAAGTCTATGGGTAACCAAGGTTTAGATCTCAAGCTCAATAACTTAGCTGCACGTGAAGATGTACAGCTGTCGGTGAGGCAGATGAATGCTGACCGAGATAAAGGTGGACCTTCAAAGATGGGTGAACCTATGGATTACCTACACAACCGACTAATCAAACGTGCATTCGATAGAGCACGTAAGAAGGCTTGGGCAGATATTACCAAAGATCCACGTGTACAAGAACTGATAGAAGAACAACGCGGTATTGATCGTCTTAACTACAACACCAAATCAGGTAACCGAAAAGGGCGTGAAGAAGCTCTTAAAGACTTACAAACTATGCACAAGTAAATGGCAAACAACACATGCGCTCGACCCCCTGCGTTATACCAGGGTGATGGCTTAACAACTAAATACTCCTTTGCATTCCCTTATATTGAGACTTCAGACATTGCAGTCTATTTGTGGAATGAGACAACTGAAACGTTTGATTTATGCACTCAGGTATCCAACTCTGGATCCTGTAGTGGTTCAACAACTGAATACTATTTTACAAGTTCCACACCGGTCGATCTAACATTCTGCGTTGCTCCTGGTCTGCCACCTACTGATCGTCCTGATGACTTCAGTAATGTAATTATTATCCGCCAGACTGACATTTGTCAGATGGTGGCATATTTCTATCCTGGTTCCCCAGTTCGTGCACAGGATTTAAATAATAACTTCACTCAGATCCTACTTGCACTACAAGATGTAGAAGGCAGGCTCTACCAGTTCATTGAGAACTACCAAGGTTTCGTCAGGATTACTGGTGACACCATGGAAGGTCCGTTGGATATGGATGACTTCCAACTGACTGGTGTTCCTGATCCTGTAGATGGTACTGATGCTGCTAACAAGTATTATGTTGATGAGAAGTTCGGTGGTAACACAGAAGCAACTGCATATGCTTATGTCTATTACACGGCTACACAAGGTGATACAGTCCTTGAAAGTGGTGTAAATGGTGTACCAGTATTTGCTATCTCAATTGGTCTAGTACAGGTTTATATTAATGGTGCTTTACAGCAAAAAGATGTTGATTATATTGTAAACTCAACTACTAAGATTACAGTTACTCAACCATTACTGGAAGGTGATGTAGTTGGAATTTATTGTATCAACAACATTCCTATTGCTACTGCTGGTCAAGCGACTGATGTTAACTACACCTATCCAGGTGGTGAGTCGCAAACGCTTCAAAAACGGTTGGAATCTACTGTTTACGTGGATGATTTTATCCCAGCTGGAACTGATACAGCAGCAGTTAATTGCAGCCAGTACATACAAAATGCTTTTGATGCAATTAAGTCGCAGGGTGGCGGTACTGTTAATTTTAATGGGCAAAGAATCTATCTAATGTATGCGTCACAGAGTACGCAATGGGGAGACACTGGCGCTTACGTAGGAAGCAGCACTATTGTTAATGGCAATATGTGTAAGATTATTTTTAACGCTAGGGTTGCTCCTGGTGGTTCAATGGGGGGAGGTCCTACCGCCTTTAGATCAATTTCAACAACCACTAACCAAAGCATTCTGACTGGTGCCTATGCAGTTGGAGATTTGGTTTATAACGTCGCTGACGCATCTGATTTTTATGAAGGCGAAGAGGTACAAGTTAGAATCATTGACAATGCCTACGATGATGCTGAGGCTATATATTATTATTCAGCTGAAATCACAGACATTACTGGCAACGCAATCACATTAAGTCGAGGCGTACCAGAAGCATTTAATGCTGATTCTCAATCAACAGATAATAATCGAAGAATTATAGGCCAGGGTGCTGATGGGTTACCTAAAGACGTGGTGTTTAAAAACATTAAATTTCAACGCTATGAAGGCTCAGACGCCAGACCTACTGAAGAAGACGATAGGGTTATTGAATTAAGAAATAGCAAAAATCAAGGCATTGAGAATGTTGCTCTTTACCGTTCTAGTGTTCTCATTCGTGCAGTAGAGCAGGGTTACATACGAAATATTAGAGCAAACTACAATCGCATCTCAGGATCAGGCAGCAAAGGTTTTCCAATCTCTGTCTGTAATTGTTACGATTACGTGATTGACGGTGTATACGTCGAGAACTTCCAACGTGCTGCAATCCAAAACGAGTCATACTGCAAAGGTATTATCAAGAATGTTACTGCCGTTAATAATATCTTTCAGACTTATGGAGTCAAGTCCAATGTCAATTCATCCAACAACACGGGGATACTGCAGCTAACTCAAGAATCTGCAATTAAAGTTGAAAACCTAAAGGTTGTTGGTGCTCCTGGATCATATAGCTCAAGCACTGCATCAGCAGAAGCAAAACTCAATATCGAGAACACAGCCGTTGGCGGAACCGTAGAGTCTTATCGGCATGTTGAGATTGCAACAACAGCGTCAATTGCCGCTAATTATCGCCTAGGAGTTTCGTCTGGAATGTTTACTGATACATCCAGACCCTTAAGTACAAACTTAGATATGATCAAAGAGCATACTTCGATCATCGCATTTAATGGAACAGAGACTGGAACCATGAATTTCTTTGAGGCAGTGCCTGAAAATTGTTTAATCCTTGGCTGGAGTTTTCATATTGAGAATGAAGCCGATATGACCAAGTTTTCTAGTGTCGCTCTGAGGTATAGGGATAACGGCGGTACTTTAGTAACTCCTTCTCAGTATTCACTTTCTCCGACAACTGAGCTTGTGAGATATAAGATTTCATCATTCAATCTTCAATATGGACCGACTTCTACATTAAGCAAAATGAATTACTACTACGACACAGAACGTCGAGTTTTTATCGTGCTTAGTGGCAGCCCTTCCGCAGGCGCTCGGCTAGTTGTCACGACTCAATACGCAGCTATCTCGGGTGCAGTTGTCTCGAACTTAAACACAAGCCCTACTTCTTAAAAGGAAAATGAAAAACAAGGCAACTGAAGACCAGTTCAACGGATATTATGACCTCATTCCTTATCGACGCAGCTAAATAGTATCTCTTTAAATTATGACACGAACAAAAACACGGGCCCTAGCTAACTGGCCCAATAATGCAGTTAGCATTTTAGATTTTGGTGCTAAGGGTGATGGAGTAACTGATGACACTGCTGCATTTCAGGCCGCTATGGCAGCGGAAAAGAATCTCATTATCCCGCCTGGTACATTCATTGTCTCTAGCACTTTAACTCTGCCGTCCAGTAGTGATAGTAGTAATAGATCCTTTCAAGGTCAATACCCAAACTCAATTATTAAATTCACGGGTTCTGGGTCTCTGTTTAGGGTTCCTGGCGGAAAAGTAAATTTCAATGGCCTTACCTTCACCACAGATGAAACTAGTGGCTACACAAAAACATGCATCGCTGACGAACAAGAGATGGATGATAGGCCAACCTTTATCAGTAACTGTCAGTTTACCAGATTTAAAATAGCAATACAAGGTAACAGCAACTTAACCTGTATCAGTGATTGTCAATTTCTTTTTAACGAAACTTGCATTAAATCTTCTGGTCCATTAATGAATTCATACATTACTGGATGTATGATGCAATTTAATGATAAGGGTATTGAATTAAATAGAGATGGTGCTTCTGTTCAACCTGAAGGCACACGTATCTTTAATAACACTATTCAGGCAAGTAACCCAGGTATTGCTGTTAAAGCAGGCTTAGAGATCCTAATTAGTGGTAACATTGTCGATCAAACGTATGCAAATGCTGTAGCTATTCTGCTTGAACCTGATGAAGTTGAATCCAATAGTTTAGGTTCTATTAAAATCCTTAATAATTGGGTAAATATTGGCCCTGATGCAACAAGTTGTGGTATCAGGTTTGTTTCTAACACCCGACCAATTTCTCAAGTTCAAATACGAGGTAATACTTTCGCTGGTGGTGGTGCTGCTACTGCTATCGATGTCCAAAAATGTAATACCCTACAAATTGCAGATAACATATTTAAGACAAACTGGACAAGTTATTTTCCGGTAACCGATGGTCCTGTCGTTATTGCTGCTGGCGTCACAGGTTATGAAAGGTCTAGCAACATAACTACCTATGGCAACCCTCTTGATTTACAGGGTAATGACTCAATGCACTATAAAGCTGATTTTAGGGGTTCTTCTACTTTTTCGTCTTATGGATGGTCGCAGGAACCAGCATGGGGGATGTCAATGACTGCTGATAAAGGTGTTCATATTCAAGGCGACTCTTCTGGTGGAAGTGCTCTTTATTTTGGCGCTTACGATCCCAACGATGCAGGAAGTCCAGCAGCTTCTGCTTCTAAAGGTGCTGTAATGATTAGGAGTAATGTTGGTCTTTATGTAAAAACTAATGATGTCGGCAATGTCTGGTCAAGATTGAATCCTTAATAAGTTATGAAAAACAAGGCAACGGAAGACCAATTCAATGAGTTGCACAATTTAGTTACCAAAGAATTCCTTGCCCGTGTGAAAAGCGGTGAGGCTTCTACGGCTGACTTAAAAGCAGCTTGTGATTGGCTCAAAACAAATGATATTAGTGGGATTGCTTTTGAAGGTAACCCACTAGATAAGTTGGCAAAACTAATGCCAACAATAGATCCTGAATTAGTGCAAACAAGACTTTATGGCAAGCGCACGTAACTACAAGAAAGAGTATGCCGCTAGGTCTGACAAGATTAAAGCATACCGTAAAAAGAACAAAGTAAAGGACAAGATGCGTACCCGCGCTAGGCGGAAGATGAAATGCGGTGCTGGTAAAGAAGTTGACCATAAGGACAACAACGCCATGAATAACAACCGCAATAATCTCAAATGCATTTCCCGTAAAGCCAATAGGCAAAAGGGAGCTAAGAAAACCAACTCTAAGCGTTAAACCTTTACATGACACCATTACTTCCTACACCAAACCATTACCTTTATAACCTAATAACCATGACAAGTCCTGAGGCTAAAAAGCTCTGGAGAAGAGCTATTAAAGAGCACTTTAATTGTACATGTGTCTATTGCGGAGAATCTTATGACCTACAAGAACTTACATTGGACCACGTCCGCCCTAAAACCTTTGGCGGTAAAGATATCACAAGTAACCTCGTACCTGCTTGTGTCAAATGTAATCAAGCCAAAGGAAGTAATAACTGGCTCTCTTTCATGAGAGATCGGTTTGGCATCACTAAACGAGAACAACTTATTCTTCAACACATTAATTAAAATGGCTAGATCAGGTAATCGGCAATCACGCCCCACTGCTAAGAAAAACGTTGTTCATAAGGGACAACGAGCAGTACTCAACGGTAAACGAGTAGTTGCAGACGGCAACGGTAATTGGAAGTCAATCCCTAAAGGTTCAGCTGGTAACGCTATCTACACAGGTTCCACAGCTGGTTCTTATAAAAAAGGTGAGAATCGTAAGTCTACACCTACTAAGTCTACACCTACTAAGTCTACACCTACTAAGTCTACACCTACTAAGTCTACACCAAACAACGCTGCAGCAATCAATGCACAGCTGAAGAAGGAACGTGCTGCTCGTGAGAAGGCTAAAAGTCGGTCAAGTGGCAACTCTAATAGCCAGATCCTAAGGCCTGCTCCTGTTAATAATAAGCCGAAACCCACTCCTACTCGTACTCCTACTCCTACTCGTACTCCTACTAAAACTAAACCCGCTAAACCTGCAGCAACTTCCTCTAAGAAGCTGACACCTATGCAGCAATGGGCTAAAGCTCATCCTGAACTGGCTAAGAAAGTTAAGAAAGGTCAGTCAGGTGCTAAGGAACTAAAGATTGGTCGTTCTACTAAGCCACGTAGCTGGTTAGAAAAGAACTACAAGCCCGGTAAGAAGAAGTAAACACTAACTAAATGAATTTTTCGCGCTCCGAAAGGGGCGCTTTTTTTATGCCTCATCATTTTATTAAAGCACTTGTTAAAAATAAGGCTAGGGCAGGTTTAAAAGCAGGCGTTGAAGTAGCAACAACAGCTGCAAAACAGGCACCGACACCTAGAGCACCTAAGCCAAAAGCACCTAAAGCTACAACTCCTACACCGCCACCTATTCCTAAACAGGTTCAAGATAATCCTGTCTCTCCAGAACAAGCACTACTAGATGCCAAGACTGATGTATATGAGTCTACTCGACAGCTAGCACGTGAAGGTAAACCACCTAAGAAAGTTAAACCTCCTAGAGCTAAATGGACTAAAGAACAACGTGATGCTGGTGTAGATACTAATACTTACCCTAAACGAACAGAAGTAACTAATAATGCTGACTTTCGTGGTATTACAGGTGATATTCAAGCAGGTAATAAAGGATTAGCTATCCGTATGGAAGATCGACCTGAATACATCCAAGCTCAAACTGGCCAAGCTACTTTGAATAGACAAGACTCTCGACCTTTTACACCACACCACCGTATGGGGATTCAAGACCAACAAGCATTCGTAGCTGGTAAGACACCCCAGCAAATGGATACACGAAGATCAAATCTCGAAACTGGTGGCCTATATATTGGTAATGTAGAAGAGAACCTAGAGTCCTTGTATGATGGTGTCTTCACTCAAGGTGGTAAGAAAGCTGACATTAAAAGTACTGATCATAAAGTAGTCCATCAATTAGCTGACGAACTTCGTCAAAAAGAAGGAGTTGTGACTAATGAAAAAGATCGTTCCTTAGATACATTCTACGGTACCTTCATTAAAGATATGCCTGAAGACCAACAACTAGCACTTCAACTTAGACTGGGTTGGTTAGATGAACTTGCTATCGATAAAGTACAAAACGCACGCTATAAAGCTTTCATGAAGAAGTACGGACACCTACCTTATGCTGAACGTCATGAAATCATCCTCAATAACCCTGAACTTTTCGCTAATCTATCCACTAACGTATAATGAATACCTTAGACCTCCTGAAGAGTGACTTCAAACTCTTCCTGCAGGCTATGTGGTCACAGTTGGATCTCCCCAGTCCAACTCGTGCTCAATATGCCATTGCAGACTACTTACAACACGGTCCTAAACGCTTACAAGTACAGGCCTTCCGGGGAGTTGGTAAATCCTGGATCACCGGAGCTTTTGTACTGTGGACCCTATTTAATGACAACGAAAAGAAGATCATGATCATCTCTGCCTCTAAAGAGAGAGCAGATAACATGTCTATCTTCCTTCAGAAGTTAATCATGGAAACCCCATGGTTAAAACATATGATTCCTAAGGATGACAACAGTAGGTGGTCACGTATTAGTTTTGATATTGCTTGTGCTCCTCACCAGGCACCGTCAGTTAAATCCGTCGGCATCACAGGTCAGCTCACAGGCAGTCGTGCGGATTTGATGGTACTAGACGATATTGAAGTTCCTGGTAACTCTATGACAGAACTGATGAGAGAGAAACTCCTCCAACTCTGTACAGAGGCTGAATCTATCCTTACACCTAAGAAAGACTCACGTATCCTCTTCCTAGGTACTCCACAAACAGTCTTTACTGTATATCGTAAGCTCGCTGAACGCAACTATAAGCCCTTTGTTTGGCCTGCTAGATACCCAAGGTCCATCGCTAACTACGAAGGTCTACTAGCACCACAACTGGCTGAAGACATTGACCAAGGAGCTGATAACTGGGATGTAACTGACCCTGATCGCTTCTCTAATGATGACCTGATTGAACGTGAAGCAGCTATGGGACGTAGCAACTTCATGTTGCAATTCATGCTTGATACTTCACTATCCGATGCTGAAAAATTCCCACTTAAATGTGCTGACCTCGTTATCACTAGCATTAATCCCACTAGCTGCCCTGATGCTGTGGTTTGGTGCTCCGATCCAAGCAACACCATCAAAGACCTCCCAATTGTGGGGCTACCTGGAGATTATTTCTACAGTCCAATGCTCCTCCAAGGAGAATGGCACCCTTACTCCGAAACAATCTGCAGCGTTGATCCGTCGGGTCGTGGCTCGGATGAAACTGCAGCAGCTTATATCTCACAACGAAACGGTTTCCTGTACTTGCACGAAATGCGTGCTTACAAAGATGGGTATTCCGATAAAACATTACTCGATATTCTAAAAGGTTGTAAGAAATTCGGTGCTACTAAATTACTCATTGAAACTAACTTCGGTGATGGCATGATTGGTGAACTCTTTAAAAAACATATGATGCAAACTAAACAACATATGGATGTAGAAGAAGTTCGAGCTAATGTCCGTAAAGAAGACCGTATCATTGATGCCCTAGAACCAGTCATGAATCAACACCGTCTAGTAGTAGACCGTAAAGTCATTGAATGGGACTTTAAATCTAATCCTGATGCTGCCCCAGAAGAACGCCTCCTCTACATGCTCTTCTATCAGATGTCTAGAATGTGCAGAGAGAAAGGTGCAGTTAGACACGATGACAGATTGGACTGCCTAAGCCAGGGTGTCCAGTACTTCACTGACGCATTGTCTATCTCAGCCTACGAACAGATTAAAATGGCTAGACATGATGACTGGCAAGATATGGAAGACGCCTGGTTAAATGATCCCCAATCAGCTGCTAATCATCTCGCCTTTGGGATGGACTTAAATACTAGACAAAAGGCTAGATTGATCACTGGTAATAATTCAGTGCACCATTGGGTTTAACCAGATACCGGCCCATAACAGGAGAAGGAAAGGGTGGATCCGACTCCTGTACAAATGGGAAGACACAAATCTTCCCTTTTATTATTATCCTCTTGAATGGATAATCCTCAAAAGACACAGTTCTACCCACAACTTAGGAAGATTAGGAATGAATCTAAATTCTCAATGTAATCCCTACAGATTACTCTGTGAATCTTATTCTACTTCACCAATACAACAACAACTAGTACATAGTATTTCACTACGTTCAATATGCTACCAATACAGTTCCCAGATAACTCCCAATACATGAGGTACGAATATCACCGTGTAAGAGAAGGTCCGAACTACTTTGTTAGTTACTACAAGAACTCCTCAAGACTTCATTATGATCCTAAAGACTGTTGGAGAACCTTAGGTACTGCTAAGTTCACTGATACTGGTAAGGCTCTCAAAGAATGGTGTCTGGCTATGTATGATGAATATAGTGCTCCACAGATTGAGAAGTGGTCATCTGATTCGGCAAAGGGAGTGAGCGAAGGAGCCGAAGGCGACATAGCGAACGGGAGAAAGGATACTTCCTTTGCTTCAGAAGCGATGGAAGAGGAAAACCCTTGTTCAGAGACAAAGATGGTCACCTAGATTTTGGGATAAATTTCCAAACCCTTATATCGTATGGGCAAGGAGGCAGTTTACCCCCTGGGGGGCCCTTGCTTTGCCGATTAGATTGCCTATCTAATCTGATTGACTCAATCGATTGCCCCTAAGTATCAATTAGTGGCACGTATTAGACACTAGTTAGTGTCATCTACGTCTCACAAATTGTAGAGTATCTGTATGCATCACCACTTACGATACGACACCGAGGCTAACGCTTACTCTAAGCCCTCTATATGAGCCTGTGAGGCCCTTCAATACATCATCAGGTATAACCTATCCAAACACTACTATCTATCAATACAGGAGCATACAGAGCTATGTATGTTATACTAACTAATCAACACTAAATGCATCGCAAGATGCGCTGCTAACTAATATCGATACGACAACCTGCACTCATCAAATATACTCATCACACTCATCAGCACAGCTACTGTTAAGCATTACAACAAACGCTTGCAAAGCACCCTACACTCGTGTATATTAAAAGGGTGGAGGAAAGGAGAGCGGAACGCCACCGCTTAAACCACCTCTCACCTCGTGACACAGTAGAACCGGTAAACGGAGTCGAACTGTTACAACATTGTTAAGCGTCACCTAAACCGCTTGACAAACCACCTCCACTCTGGTATATTAAAGGAGTGGGAGAGGCACCAGCCACCCACACCGACAACTGAATAAGGGTAAGTGTCCCATCACTTAGTTATCCTGCTGATACTGCAGACAGACGGTTGCTTTGTTACTCGCAAGATTACATCATTCGAGGTGTTGCGGGAGTTAACAAGATACCGGTAGAATACATCTACACAACAGATGTAAAACCCTTGTGATGTAAATAATGCCTTGAATCAATTGAAATCAATGTTCCCACCAAAACCTATCAAACAGGTAAGAACTAAATACAAATCAACTCTTGGAACTAAGAAGAGTTGGGAGTATCGCGCACTTGCAAAGATTAATCAGGTAAACAAATGAGTAATGTAAGAGCATACGATAGGTTCCGCCTAGGTTCAATGGAACATGTACAGGAACATGATAGGAACGCATCACAACGTTTCTCTCATAGTGCGCCAAAAGGTAATGAAACTCCTCAACGTACACCTGAACAACATGCACGTATGATGAAGAGATTCTCTAAGCGTTGACTATCCACTACGGTATACACGAGCGAACTCGCTTCGCTCATTCTATTCTTTCGATACGACACTATGAACAACTTCTACGTTGCAACTGAAGATGGTGAGCACTTCGATATGTTCGAACATGATATATCCATCTTCGATGCATTATGTGCTTACTATCAAGCAATCATTGATGGTGATGAGGGTTGGATTCTTGAACTTGAGTTAGGTTATACAACCGCTCAACATGATATTGAACCAATCCTTACTCACTCCTTCGAGTAAATCTTACACTAAGGGCATTTGTGCCTTTCCTGTAGGACTTAATCCTACACGGGGAACTCGTTCCTCGTTCTTGTTCTTTAACTA